GTTGCGAGTAGGTGCGTTGCCAACCTCAATTGATTGGCGAAACCATGGTGCTGTTGGACCGGTTCTTAATCAGAAACAGTGCGGGTCCTGTTGGGCATTTTCTACGGCAGGTGCCCTTGTTGGCGCCTATGCCATCAAGACGGGAAAACTGGTCGGTTTCAGCGAACAGCAGTTGGTGGATTGCGATTATATCAAAAATGGAGGCACCAGTCTGGGATGCTCTGGAGGTGATATGGGAAGCGCCATGAAATGGATTGGAAAGAACAATGGTCTTTGCACAGAAGAAGCATATCCATATACATCGGGCGATACACACACAAATGGACCGTGTCAGCACACTTGCACTAATGTAGCAGGAAGTGATGTGATTTCAGTTGTTGGTGTGGCGCCGAATAGTGAGTCGGCAATGATGGACGCATTGAGCAAACAACCGGTGAGCGTGGCAATAGAAGCAGATGAAAAAGCGTTTCAATTATACAAGTCGGGAATATTCACGGCATCCTGTGGGACTAATCTTGACCATGGTGTTTTGCTGGTTGGATATGAACCTGACTACTGGATAATGAAGAATTCGTGGGATACCTCCTGGGGCGAGAGTGGATATATGAAAATGGCACGAGGCAATTATAATCAGGGACAGGGACAATGCGGAGTTCTAATGCAGGGAGTTTTTCCTACTGTATAATATATACAATGACCGAACCCAAATTCAAATACCTACCTGAAATCGACCCTGCCGAGTTTAGCAAATTATATGAGATGCTTGAAAAAATTAAATTGCCAATAAAACAAGGCAAGACGATTGGCAGACAAAAATTCACCGAGAAGCATCGTGCGTGCAGTTGGGGGATGTCCTATCATTTTACGAAACATGTGATTTATGAGAAATCGGTGATGTCTCAAAAACATCCTGAAATACATAATGAATTGATGCGCATCGGCAGATTGATTTGCCACCCGATTTGTCAACCATTTACGACGATTTATATGAATCGAAATATTCAGTGCGACCCACACAAGGATAGTAGCAATGTGGGCGATTTGGTAATAGTGTCATTTGGTGAATATGAGGGCGGCGATTTGATAATTGAAGGTGAGCGCGCCAGCGCGAAATACCATCCAATCCTGTTTGACGGTGCAAAACATGAACATTGGAAACCCAAAGACATAGTTGGCACCAAATACAGTCTTGTATTTTTTTGCCACAAACAAATTTTGAAACACACAATTCTGTGAAATTTCTCTTAGGCAATGAATGCCTCAATCACTTAGAACCTCTCCGGTTTTGTTTTTGAAACCAACTCAAAAACAAAATTATGTTCATGCATCTTTTTCTTCTTCAAGATTGATACCACCTCAAATAAAACCACCCAAATAATTTTCAGGAGGTGTGTTGCCACCGCCACCGCCACCGCCGCCACCGCCGCCACCACCACGAGTAATAAGATTATTGACCTGAGTTCTACCAGAACGAATAAATCTTCCACTTCGCATTTCAGTGGTAGGTTGCACAGGTGTAGCATATGCAAATCCTGTTATCTCTTCATCTACAGGTTCATCAGATGCTACAGCAATTTCTTTATTTTTTGATTGTTTGGGTGTAATATTAGTTGCTTCTGGAATTATAGCATTACTTTGAATCCTCTCTCGTGGTGTTATCATTTCACGAATTCTTCCAACAAATCCACTAATACCGCCACCTGTTTTAATATTTGTATCTTGTGTCATTCTATCAGGTGGTACCTCCTCACTTACAGGTGTCATAATCCTGACTACTGCTTCCGGGGCAGCAGCAGTAGCAGCAGTTTCTACTGTTGGTTTAAGCGCATTTATATTTTTGACTAAACTTTTATATACTCCTGATAAATTGCGTGCCATATTACTTGTTAGTTTGGGTGCCATTAGGCTATTCCCTTGTAAAACCTCTGATATCTCAGATATTGACTCGTCAATAAACTCTTGAATAAGTTTATATTCGTTTATTTTTTCTTCATTAGTAAATTGTGAAAATTTTATTGTTTTAATAGAATCCTTTAGGTCTGACACAAATCTTTTATTAGCTTCTTTCCAATCATCGTCATCTATTATTGGAGCACCACGCATTGCTTTTCGAAACTTTCGCAATAAAAAACCATAGTCAGTATTACCAGACATTATATAATAAATCATAATATTTTTTTATTTTCGTGCAACAATCCAGAGCAGCATGCCGAAGCATGCGATTCCAAACCCGATGCTTGCACACTGTAATAATAATCGTGTTTCAGCACAATGAATAAAAACCTTTATTTTTTTATCTTCTTCGACTGCAGGTGGAAGAGGAACAGTTTCGTTAGGTTCCTTGTTTTCTAAATCCAAATCAACTGTTTCAACCTCGGACATTTTTATATTATTATGAGATACAATTAATTCGTCCATTTCTCTATTGAGTCTATCAACAAATTTTTGGTCTTCCCAGCGACGATGTCGTGAAGTTATCATGTGTTTTTTCAAATAGGTCTTGTTCACGATAGACCCACACTCACAAAAAATTACAGAAGACATATATAATATCTACGCAAAATAATATAGGGGAGCAGGCGCTTTTGGTGCGTCGTTATGAACCTTGAACCCAGAGGATTTATTTTGTTGGGTCTTGGTTTCTCGTGCCTTTGGTTTTGGTGCCTCTTCTTCCTCTGATTCGGATTCCTCATAGATGATGGTCTTCTTCTTTGGTTTCTTCTTCTTTTTCACAATGACAATCTCTTCCTCGGACTCCTCGGATGCAGATTCGTATATAATTTTGGGTTCTTTCTTACGAGGGGGTTCCCCCCTCGGCACCCCCTTTTGCACCGTGGGTTCTGGTTCCTTCTTTGGTTTCTTAACCACTACTGGTGGCGCCGTAGGCGCCTCCTCCTCCGACTCTTCTTGCACGGGTGCATTCTTAGATGGTCCATTGAGTTTCTCCTTGATTGCTTTGAGAATGATTTTTTTCTCGGTAGCAACAGGTTCATTTTTTCTTCCAAGTGCTTCTCTCATGCGCTCGGTAGCAGCAATCTGTGCTTCTGTCCGTGCTTTCTTTTGCTTAGGTTTCGTAAGCAATTCTATGTCGTCATGAAACTCTTCATTTAGCGAACTCATGATATAATATATGAAAACAGAAGATTCCTAAATTAAACAACCTCTCTAAACAATCTCTTGTAATATATCATAATGCCAATCAATATTACTGAAACGCTCAACTCGTCCATTAAGGAGACGAAACCAATCAAAGAAAAAATGAACAAGTATATACCAGACATTGTAGAAGGAATATCTCGACGAAACGGAATGATTTACTTGCTTATAGGTTCCGGTGGCACGGGCAAAACAAGTTTGCTTCTCAATCAGTTTAGACGAGGAGGTGCATACCATCGGAAGTTTCACAATTTGTATTTGTTTACACCGGCAATCAGTTTCCAAAGCGTGGCGCACCATCCATTTGAGAAACACGATAAAGTTTATAACGAACTAACCCGTAATAGTTTGGAGGATTTATATTCAGAATTGAAAGACCGTAAAGAAGAGCATGATGACGAAGACGAGATGGAATACAACTGTGTCATCATAGACGACATGGCAAGCACGCTCAAAGAGAAGGACGTGCAGAGATTATTGAATACAATGCTAATAAAGGCGCGCCATTTAAATACCTGTTTCATTTTCACGCTCCAGTCGTATTTGTATATGCCAAAGATGCTGAGGAAGCAAACCACATTTGCTACAATTTTTAAACCGAAGAATAAAGAAGAATGGGATTCTATAAACAAAGAATTAATACAAATGAAAGAAGATGATGCGCGAATGTTATTTGATTATGCTTTTGAAAAGGAATATTCTCATTTAGACATCGACACCATCGAAAACAAGTTCTATCGAAATTTCAATCCATTGTTAATCAAGCGTGATAGCGATTTATAAACTCATGAAAATTGATTTGATAAAAAGAGCATGGAAATGAAATACATTATATATAAAAATGAAATACATAATGTATCGTATTAGCGTTGGGGATTACACCTATATTGGAAGCACCAAGGATTTTAAGCAGAGAAAACAAGCACACAAAAAAAGATATTCTAATCCAAATATGCGAGACTATCATGAAAAAAAATATCAAATAATTCGTGAAGCAGGTGGATGGGATAAATGCGAAATGGTCCCTATTGAGGAATTTGAGTGCGACACTTTGCTTGATGCACGCATAAGAGAGGAGCATTGGCGAATATATTATCAAGCAAATATGAATTCTAAACGAGCACATCGCACTGAAGAAGAACGAATAAATCAATTAAAAGAATTAGCAAAAATCCGAAATTCAGTATCACATATATGCGAGTGTGGTGGTAAATTTATTTATAACAACAAGTGCATCCATGAAAAAACCAAAAAGCACACTAAATATTTAGAAGAACAAAATATCAATACAATATAACTTATGGACCATATTGAAAGCATACAAATATTTCTAAACTCTCGATATGCAACGGAAACAGTTGGCGATAATACTGCAAACTGCATATACTACTTGCCAGTCATTGAAATCCCCGATGGACATCATATTTATTTGTCGCTACAAAATGCCAACATCCCCTACAGTTTCTATTCCATCACTGGATTTGATAACACATTCGTGTTTGGTCTCGTTGCTGGACCCGCAACTACATACTATGTAGAACCAGGAAATTACACAATAACACAACTTATAGGGGTAATCCAGGCAGCAATGGGCGCATCTTATACAATAACGTATAGCAGTATAACCAGCAAAATCTTGATTACTCATGCAAGTAGCAACTTTATAATATATGCTGCGAGTTTTAATCACATCATTGGATTTAGTAAAACAACAAATACAACCAGTGCAGCAAATCTTCTGTATGGAAGGGACTGTGTGAATCTCAATCAAATCCGCGCCATCAATGTAGAAATAAATTTTCCAACATACAATGTAAATATTGCGCAACCATACAACCAGAATATTTTAGCAATAATTCCTGTTTATGTTGCACCATTTAGCATTATTACATACACGAACACAAATAACTTTAGAACAAATCTTTATGTCAATAAATTAGACCAGATTCAAATACGACTTCTTGACAATGAGAACAGACTTATTGACATGAATGGGATTCAATATCAAATGACACTGCAATTAGATTGTGTGAAATTCACCGAATAATGTTTTGAATATATATAAAAATGATTGGATACAAGAAACCTTTAGGAAAAGCGATAATGGGTCACAAAATGCCCCTTGGCATGAGCAGAATTGGGTCAAAAGTTCCTTTGTTGATGCGCCCGGTTGCAAGGGAAGTTGCCGACGCCCTCACAAGAAAAGTTTCAGCAGGTCTTGAAAGAAATGTCTTGAAACGATAAACACCAAATTTGTTCAAAAAACATTTAGCAAATCTAAATGCTTTTTTCTCTGTTGTGAATATATAAATGATTCCTGCTAATCTTAAGTTTCAGTCTAAGGTTGAGTCTGCCCCTGCTCGTCGATATTTGACCCAAATCCAACCTCAGGGTGGAACGGGAACCTACAACCCAGGTGACACAATTACTCTGAATATCCCCACCCGTGCCAACACTGCCCTTATCCCCTCCGAGTCTTATTTAAGAGGTAATTTTAACTTGATTCTTTCTGGTGCTGCTACCAGTTCGTGTTTAGAGTCATGCGGATGGCACCAGTTCATACAGAGAATCCGTGTGTTCCATGGCTCCAATTTATTAGAGGATATTGATAACTATGGCCAGTTGGCGAAAATCCTGTATGACTACCAGGCACCCGAAGATGCCGTCAAGGGTCGCTTTTCCATTACCAGCGGAACCAATGAGGAGTTCAGTGCTGTTGGTGTTGCTGCTGCTGCTCTATTGAATACCCGCTCTGTCAACAGAGGTAAAGCAACTGGTGCTCTTGCTGCTGCCACAACCACCTTCCCCTTTGCTATCAACTTGGTTTCCCTTGTTGGTGCTTTGGCGGGTGAGAAGTATTTACCACTTTGGGAGATGACTGCTGCTCCCCTCCGAGTTGAGATTGTTCTCCAATCATCCCTCATCCGTGCTATGATGGTTGAAGGTGGTAGTGGTCTTAACTTTACTGCCACAGGCATTAACTATGCGGGAGAATTCTTGGAGCTCCCTGACTCAGCTGTTTCTGCTATCAAGGCTGGTTCTTCTAACCCACTCCAAATGGTCTTACCTTCATACAGGTCATACACCAATTCTGCCGCTGTTCCTGCCACCACACAAACACAAGTGTCTTTCCCTATCCCTGCCAAGTTCAGTTCCCTCAAGAGTATCTTTGTTGCTTCT